GTGGGAAAAGTGGTGGCCAACCTTTCTTGTCAGCTTCATCCTTTCCTTCCTCCTTTTTCTAACTCTTTTCTTATGAGGCCACAGATGCAAGTTTTCGGACTGCCAGAGGCATTGTTTAAACGCGAGGCACACGAATGTGCTTTTCCCATCGGAGAACTCGACAGTCAACAGTTCCACTACTGTTGTAGGAGAAAGGAACACAAGGGGGAGTATTGTGACGAACACAAAAAGGTTTTTAAAAGGAAATCGGGAGAAACAGTGAAGGTAGAACAACCCGTCATTGGCTGGAAAAGAAACGGGAAGAAACCGGACAGGAAGAAACCAATGGCTTATGACCCCAAGAACTTAGGAATCTGAAAATGGATTATTTTTCCCCCGACCGTCCGACATTGGGCAATGGCAACAGGTGTTGGATTGGAACACACATTGCCCTTCCAGACATAATCTTACACCCTATTCCAACAATGTTTGAAAATGGGCATTGGCTCATGGCTCGTATTATGGTGTACTCTCTTGGTGCAGGGCATTGGGCTGAGTGTGAAGTAGATGTCCGAGAGGTGGAAAGACTGATGCTGGAATGGGAGCAAGACCCGGAAGATGTGTTGAACAGGTGGTTTTTAGAAGAACTGCCCAAAGATGGTGCGTTTCTGCCAACAACTGGGGAAAGAACTGTTGTGGAAACAACGCAGGTTTTGGCGGATGATTTAGGACTCTAATGGGACGGGGTTCCGTGTGGCCACGTTTTGACCATCAAAACAACCCCGTCCAATCTTTCCCCTTGCGCCCAACACCCACGCCCTTCATAATCGAAAAACAGGCCACACCATCGTCAGCCGGAGCCTTACATGTCTTCCCAAACAATTCAGATTCGCAAATACTCTTTCTCAATCCCTGCCCCCTATGCCGAGGGGCAGATCATCGGAAAGGCAGAGATGCAAGCACTCAATGCGCTCTTTGCCGAAAACATCAGGAATAATTTGTCGAGGACTGTGACAGAAGAGATTGATAAGCTTCTCCCGGGAGAGCTGTTGGAACAAGACACCCTGCAGCACCTGCAAGAAAAGTTCACGGCCTACGGCAACAGGTACAAGTTGCCGGTCAAGGCCGAAAGAAAGAAAAAGCTTGGGGTGATCGAGACAGAAATTCTCCAAGTCGCGGAAGAAGTTCTCCAGACCCGACTTGTCCGGGAAGGAGTGAAGGAAATCTCGCAGGAAAAGAAACAGGAGTTGCTGAAAGAGATTTCGGAACTTCCTGACGTGGTGAAAGAGGCGAGGAAACGAGTTGGGCTTCGTCAGCAGATCGCCCAGACAGCAATCGAAGAACTCCTGTAAGGACTCGCCGTGGAAAACTTTGCCCTTTATCTTTACGAAGCACTTGCAGCTCCGGTCGGGATCATCCTGTCGGCAAGTGATCCTGTGAAGTGCAGGCAAAAGCTTTACGCAGCAAGGGCAAAGGTTCAGGACCCAGCACTTTCTTGTCTTCAAATCCGCCTTGTTGAGATGGACGGGGGAAACATTGTGATTACCAAGGGAAAAGACAACAGCCATGCGTAAGAAGAATTTGATCCCTCAGTCGCGACGCCACATCCTCGTTTACGACGAAGATTGGGAATTCATTGAAGAAAATTACGGGAAGGACAGCGACTCGAAGATTGGAACAGGAAAGGCCATCAGGTCGATTATCCATTCTTATGTCAAGGCGCTGAAGGAAAAAGCTAACAACGCAATTGAGAAGGACTCGTGACATGACCCAACAGCAAACACCCGGACAGGAACTCGTGATTGAACAGTCAGATGTGCTGAAAGAGGCAGCAATCGAGTCTTTGACGGAACTGTTTTCCCGTGACCCGGAGGGCTTTACCCGGCAGGACCGAGACAGAATTGTGGAAGGTCTGCGGGCACAGAGGGAAAATTGGCTCAAGGCCGAACAGGAGGCACAGGCGAAGGGGGGCAAGGCGAAGCCGAAGGCAATTAAGGCACAGGATCTTTTGACCCGAACCGTTGCCTCTGCCGAGGACTTGGGCATATGACCGAAAACAGTTCTTTCTCCCGTGCCCTTCCCGGTCTCCAGCTCGGGATTGACAGCACTTCCCTTGGTGCGTTCAAGAAGTGTCCGAGGTATTACCAATATACCATTGTCGAAGGTTGGCAGCCGAAGGAACTTTCTGTCCATCTTCATTTTGGAATTCTTCTCCATTCGGCCCTCGAACGCTATGACCATGCGAAGGCCGAGGGAAAAGGACATGAAGATGCCCGGGACGTAATGCTTGATTGGGCTCTCAAAGAGACTTGGAATTCGGAGTTGGGTCGCCCGTGGATTTCTGGGGACAATATCAAAAACCGAATCTCTCTTCTCCGAACCATCATCTGGTACGTGGAGCATTTTGGCGAGAACGACTCCCTCTCCACGGTTCTTTTGACGAACGGGAAACCCGCAGTGGAGGTATCCTTCCGTTTTGACACGGGGCTCGTTTATGAGTCCACCGGGGAGAAAATCCTCCTTTGCGGGCACATTGACCGGATTGCGGACCTCAATGGGGACCACTACGTCTCGGACAGAAAGACTACCAAGTACGGTCTGGACCCGAGATTCTTCTCGGGGTTCACCCCGGACAACCAGTTCTCCATCTACACCATTGCTGGTGGAGTCGCGTTGGGGAAGAAAACAAAGGGATTGATTCTCGACGGGATTCAGATCGGGGTAAACTTCACCAGATTCGCCCGGAACATTGTGCCGAGGCCGGAAGGGGTTTTGGAGGAATGGATAAAGGACTTCGGGTTCTGGGCAAGACAGATGGAGACATGCGCCCTCGAAGGGTATTGGCCCATGAATGACAAAGGCTGTCATATGTATGCGGGCTGTGAGTTTCGTGACATTTGTTCCCGGTCGCCCGAGACTCGCCAGCAGTGGCTCAACAGCAACTTTACAAAAAGAGTCTGGGACCCGCTTCAGGTCCGAGGCGATATTTAGCACCAAACACCAGCATTTTGCAAAGCAAATCAAACCTCTCGTCAGCAAGCAAGGACCTCTCATGGCAAAGCTAGAAGATCACAAATCAACCTCCGTGACAAAACTTCTCCTAATCGGAGACTCGGGGGCCGGAAAGACAGGCTCCCTTGCGTCCTTGGCGAAAGCCGGGTACAATCTGAGGATCATTGACCTTGATTCTGGTCTGGACGTGCTTTCCAACATCTTGCGCCATGATAAGTCGCCCGAGGCAAAAGGCGCACTCGACAGGGTTGAATTCGAGACCATAACAGACTCAATGCGGGCAGTCAACAACAAACTCATTCCGAACAAAGCAACGGTTTGGCAGAGGACGATCAATCTTCTCAACGACTGGAAGACGGATACCGCGAACTTTGGCCCGCTTATCTCTTGGGGGGAGAAGGACATCCTTGTCATCGACTCCCTAACCATGCTTTCCAACGCGGCTCTTAACTTCACCCTGAGCCTCAATGCCCGGCTTGGTCAACAGCCGCATCAAAGCGACTGGTACACGGGGCAACAGATGATCGAGAGTTTGTTGCAAATGCTCTACGATTCCAATGTCAAGTGCAATGTCATTTTGATTTCGCATATTGCCTACATCGGGGAAGAGAATGGGCCGGTCCACGGCTACCCCTCATCTCTGGGCAAAAGCCTTCCGCCGAAGATCGGACGGTATTTCAACAATACCTTGATGGTCAAGACCACGGGGCAAGGCACGAATCAGAAACGAAAAATCCTTACCCGGACTTCCGGGGTGGTGGAACTGAAGAATTCTGCCCCGATGAACGTAAAGGCCGAGTATGATTTGGAGAACGGTCTCGCGGAATACTTCCGAGACGTTCGCGGTTCTTGACAGCCAACAGACAATAGTTTTGGGGCAACGCCCCACAAGAGTTTCGCCAGATGGCGAAAAGCCTGACCAGCATCGGTCGTAACTTACTTACTTACTCGAAAGAAAACTCACATGGTTGACTTTACTTCTCTTCTCAAGAAACCCGCTGGTGAAGCATCTAAGCCGAAGGCGCTTGAAGCAGGGGATTACCCCGGCATTATCAAGTCGTTCGAGGTGGGCGATAACAACAAGAACAAGACTCCTTATGTTCGGTTCCTTGTTGGCATCACTGACTGGGCCGAGACTGTCAGCGAAGAAGACAAGACCAACACGGACGGTTCTCCGGTTGATCTCTCCAAGCGTCAGCTTCGTCGGGACTATTATCTGACCGACGATGCTCTGTGGCGTCTTGATGATTTCATCAAGAGCTGTGGGGTCGAAGCGCATGGCCGTGCGTATGATGAAGTTCTGCCGGAACTCATCGGGGCACAGGTCATGGTGCAGGTTCAGCAGTACGTGAACCAGCAGTCGATGGAAGTTGGTAATCAGGTTGGCTCGCTTACCGGGGCATAACCCGACCTTCCAGACGTTGGGCGAGGGGGCAAGTCCCCCTCGTCTTTCGTCTTTTTACATAACACAAGAAGAAAAAGGAACACTACCTTGACCATCTCCGATGATTACGCCCGACTCCCTACAGGAGAAATTGTTGTAAAAAGAGACGAAAGGCAGCGGCGGATCATCAAAACCGATGACCTACTTCCCTCGATCAAAGAACGCGGGGTTATGAACCCGATTATTGTTACGAGGGATAAGGTGTTGATCGCAGGGGAACGCAGGCTTGCAACGTCAATTGAACTCGGCTTGCGAGACATTCCCGTCCGGTATGCGGACTCTTTGACAGAGACAGAACTCGCGATTGTCGAGTTGGAAGAGAATATCAAGCGGGCTGATCTGGAGTGGCAAGAACTTGTCGATGCTGTTGCTTCGATCCACAAGCTTTATTGCCAAGCAGATAAAGAATGGCCATTAAGGGAAACAGCCGCGTCCATCGGACTCACGATTGGTACGGTTTCTATGTACCTGCAGGTGCATAATGATCTTGCCGACACGAGGATAAAAGAAGCCGGGACTGTCCGCGAGGCGTACAACGTACTCAAACGTCGCGAACACAGGTCGATGGGCGATGCGCTGCAGGAACTTCTTGAGACAACGGCAACGGTGGTCAAACCGGATATTCCCTCTCCCCAGACATCAACCTCGCACAACGCCAGCAGCAGCGAAGGCACTAGCAGTGGCGCTGTCGGGGAAGCTCCTGCCAAACGAGAACCGGCCCCGCTGCCAATCCTCAACCTTTCCTTTCTCGATTGGGTCAAGACCTACGAGGGGCCAAAGTTCAATCTTGTCCACTGCGACTTCCCTTACGGGGTAAACCTGTTTGATGGGGCGCAGGGCAAAGGAGCGGAAGAACGTGAAGGCTATTCTGACACCGAGGACGTTTACTTTACCCTTCTCGAAAGTTTCCTTCTCAACCTTGACAAGTTTATGTCTGTCTCTGCACATTTAATGTTCTGGTACTCAGCAAAACATCGGGATAAAACGGAAAAAATGTTCTCGGAACTCGCCCCGTCACTTTCCTTCTCGACCCACCCGCTTATCTGGCTCAAGAGCGACAATGCGGGCATCGCGGCAGACTATCTCCATCAGCCCCGCCACATCTACGAGACGTGCCTTTTCGCTTCCAGACAGAAGAGACAACTTGTCCGCATTGCCGCCGATGCGTACTCGTCCCCGACAGACAAGCGACTTCATCCGTCCACGAAACCCGAGCCGATGCTTCGTCATTTCATGTCAATGCTGGTGGATGAAAGCACGACAATGTTTGACCCAACCTGCGGGTCTGGAGCATCCCTCCGTGCAGCGGACTCGCTCGGGGCAAAGACAGTCTTCGGACTGGAGATTGACAAGGAGTATGCAGACAATGCAAACCAAGCCCTCTCAAACGCGAGAAAGCTCCGCTCGGCATCAGCCTCCGGGCTCTAACACAACAGGTACCGGGGACGTGGTGGAAGTAAATCTGCAAGAACAGATGGACTTCTACAACAGGCTTCCCCCGAAATTTCGTCTGCTTTGTGGAATTGCTCCGGTGCAGCTAGATGCAGAACAGTTCCACCAAGTTCTACAACAATACGGTCCAGACACCGGATTCAAGTTAATAATCGTTACTCTCGAAAGAGAGTACCCCGGATGGAGTTTTGAAAATGCCGCACGAACCGCTTCCTCCATTCGCCGCAACATCAGGGGCAAGAAAGCCACGCATCCTTCTCGTCGGAGAGGCATGGGGTGGTAATGACTATACGCTGCGTTTGCCGATGGTAGGTGAGGCAGGGAAAGAACTTTTCTCCATCCTCGGAGAAGCTTTTCCCGACACCCTTCCAGAATTGCATTGGGAAATCCGAAAACTTTTTAAGTACGGTCAGGCATGGACCCGGGACAGGAACCAATGGCTGGAAGCCGCAGGCATTGCCATGACAAACGTGTTCGCTCTCCGTCCCCATGCAAACAAGATTGAAGAACTCTGCGTCTCGAAAAAAGAAGTCGGGAAGGATTATCCGCTTCCCTACCTCCAGCGGTCAAAGTATCTCCGGGAAGAATACTTTGGGGAATTGGAACGCCTTGCGAAAGAGGTGGAAGAATTCAACCCGAACCTCATTGTTGCCCTCGGCAATACAGCAACGTGGGCATTTCTCGGCTCTGGTAACATTGGGAAGATTCGCGGGGCCATCACGTCCACCAGCAGCTGCGGTTACACCAGACTTTCCCGCGAGTACAAGCTGCTGCCCACGTATCACCCGGCAGGCATCCTTCGCCAGTGGGCATGGCGACCAATCCTTTCCGCCGACTTGATGAAGGCAAAAAGGGAGGGAGAGTTTCCCGAAATCCGCCGACCAGACAGAACAATTGTCATCAACCCGACCCTGAAGGAACTGCGGGGCCTTGTTCAACAGGTGCTGGAGAATCCTCCTCCGCTCCTTTCTGTCGATACAGAAACGGGTTCCGGGCAGATAAAATGTATCGGGTTTGCACCTTCCCGTCACGAGGCTTTTCTTGTTCCGTTTCTTGACGAGAAGAAACCGGGCTATTCCTATTGGCCTTCCCATTGGGAAGAAGTAGAGGCATGGACACTTGTTGCCAAACTTCTCGAGTCTCCGATTCCGAAACTTTGGCAAAATGGGGTTTATGACCTCCAATACCTGACCCCGTTGGGCATCATGCCACAGGCTTGTCTGGAAGACACCATGCTCCTTCACCATTCGCTTTTCCCCGAACTGCAGAAAGGTCTCGGGTTCCTCGGTTCGATCTACACCTCGGAAGCGTCTTGGAAACTGATGGTGAAGCATCGGGCGGACGAGGTTGAAAAGAAGGACGAATGAAATGACTCATTTTTGCAAGAATTGCGGAAGCAAGACTGAAGTTATTGCCACCGCCCCCACAGACTCATTCGTCCGTCGCAGACGCCATTGTCCAGATTGTGAAACGAGAACAACGACATTTGAAGTTCCGCAAGAGGTTTTTATTTCCCTCTCCCAACTCGTGCACTTCGCCGCGCAGGTCAGGGAACGAGTTGTGGAGGCAGAAGACCTTTTTGCTTCGCTCGCAAAGATGAAGGCGGAATGGGAAGATAATAATGTCTCTCTTGTTATGGCAAGAGGTAATTACAGAAGGAAAGGAAAAGACAATGGACGCAAATGAATTTAAACTTGTGATTCTCGAGAGTCCCTTCGCAGGTCCGACCCCGGCACACATTCAGACAAATCTGGAGTATGCCCGGAAGGCCGGAAAGGAATGTGCTTTCCGTCACGAGTCCATTCTTGCCTCGCATCTACTCTTCCCGCAGTTCCTCGACGATCACGAACCGGCAGAACGTGAATTGGGCATCGGCCTTGGCCTTGCGTGGAGAAAACATGCACATTACTCTGTTTTCTACATTGACCTTGGCTGGAGTGGAGGGATGAAATTTGCCCTCAACAGTGCGGTGAATGAAAACTTGCCGTTCTTCGTCCGGGCCTTTGACAACAAGCTTCGTCTGCCAAACTCGACAGAAGACGTGGTAGAGGCTGTTGTTAAGGCGTTTCAGATAATCGAGAGATAAGATGCAAAAGATTTCGACCGGAGCACTTCACGGACCAACAGACCTATCTACCGGGGACAACCTTCAAGTCTATTGCGGACTTGACTGTTGCATCACGCTGGAGATTCGTGAGGTTTTGGAGGAACTCTTTCCTTCCACACCAGTAACTTATGCCTTCGAGCGCGCCTTGCAGGGACCGTATCTCGAAATCATGCAGCGGGGTTTCCGGGTAAACGAGACGGCCAGACGGAGTGCTGCCAGCGCCCTTCGGGAACGCCGGGACAATCTCGAGGCAATGCTAAACGAGTTTGCTTTTGCTGTCTGGGACAAACCCCTCAACCCGCGAAGCCCGAAGCAACTGGCAGATTTCTTTTTCAAATCCATGCGGCTGCCGGAGGTTTGGCTTTCGCAAAAAGGGCAAAGGAAACTTTCTACCAACCGAGAGGCGTTAGAGAAACTCGAGACCTATTTGTATGCCCGACCGTTCATTGCCTGCATTCTGGCAATTCGAGACATCGGGAAGCAACTCGATGTGTTTGAACAAGAAATTGACAAAGACGGTCGTTTCCGTGCTGCGTATAACATTGCCGGGACAGAAACGGGGAGGCCCTCGTCGTCCGAAAATGCTTTTGGCACCGGGGGCAATGCCCAAAACATTGCAACGCCCCTCCGCTACGTCTTCGAGGCGGACTTCGGAAAGAAGATGGCCGTCATTGACCTTGAACAGGTCGAAGCAAGAGACGTTGGGTTCTTCTGTGGAAGCCTTTTTGACGACTGGTCACTTCTCGACGCCTGTGAGTGCATTACAGAAGATCACGAAGTGTTAACAAAAGACGGATGGGTGAGCATTGCAAAACAACCTGAGAAAATAGCAACATGGAGCAACGGAGAAATTCGTTTCGAGCCTGTATTAAAGTGGAATACGGGAACTACCCAACAGTTGATTGAAATAAAGAATCAGTCTATTTCAATTAAAGGAACAAGAAATCATTCTATGCCTATAATTGCAGATAGGTCAAAAAAAGTTGAAAAAAGAACTTTGGAAAACATACTGCTCCATCCAAATTTTGCTGCTCCAAACACTGGTATTTTAAGAAACAACGGATTAATTATCCGTAGTGTTGAATTGTTAGCTGCTTTCCAAGCAGATGGAACAAGGGACTCTCAGGGAAGAGTGCATTGGACTTTTACCAAGAAAAGAAAAATAGAAGTTATGAGAACTATGTTAAATGAGTTAGGATATGCTTATTCTGAGTATTCACTCGGAAACGGTAATACTCGTTTTTACTTGAAAAAAGGACAAGGACAAGAAAATTGGAAAAAAGAATGCGGTGCTGAGATAACCAGTTGGAGTTTAGAGACTTTGAAAAGATTTTGCTCTTCTCACTCCATCTGGGATGGAAGTTGGGAAAATAATCAGTTAAGTATAACTGCAAAATCTAAATCACATCTGGAATGGCTTGCAGTGGCTTACACATTTATTGGAAATGCTGTAAGTCTTCGTCCGCATAAAAAAGAGTATTGGGAACTCACAATAAAAAAGCACAAAAACCATCAGTACCGCTCTGCACAATTTAAAGAGATAGAAATAAAAGAAGGTGCAAAGGTGTATTGCCCTACAGTAGCAGACAGCTTCTTTCTTGTGAAAAGAGACAACAAAATTTTCATATCTGGAAACAGCGGAGACCTGCATACTAACAACGCCATGAGAATCTGGCCGGAAAGAGATTGGGGCAAGACGCCGAAAGAGAACCGGCAAAAGGCTGATGAAAACTTCTACCGCGAATACTCGTACCGTGACATGGCAAAGCGCGGGTCGCATCTCTCCAACTACTACGGCACTCCTTGGATGATGGCCAGATCGTTGAAGATTCCCCAACAACTCGCAGTGGATTTCCAAGACCGTTATATTCGGGGGGCAAATGCCGCTTTCCCCTGCATTGCAAAATGGTGGCAATGGACAGCGCAGCAACTCGACACACAACAACAATTGGTTACGCCATTTGGCCGCAGAAGGCATTTCTTTGGCCGCCCCGGAGACGAGACAACGCTCCGCGAAGCCATCGCCTTTCTGCCCCAAAGCACAACAGCAGACCGGATGAACCTTGGAATGTGGCGAGTTTGGCGTTACGCACCAGAGGTGCAGCTTCTTGCCCAAACCTACGACTCTATCACCTTTCAGTACGATGAAAACGCGGACGAAGACGCCATCATCAGGAAGGTTTTGAAGCTGTTGGAAGTAGAGTTGTTCTGCCGTGGAAGAAAATATGTTGTCCCGGCAG